TGGCCGATGCTGCGCCACTCCAGCCGGTGGCCGATGCTGCGCCCCTCCAGCCGGTGGCCGATGCTGCGCCACTCTCGCCGGTGGCCGATGCTGCGCCACTCTCGCCGGTGGCGTGGTTTTTATTTTCGCTGTTCGCCTTTTCGATGGCATTGTCAAAAGCACACTGCGCTTTAACGTACTCCACCTGTGCCTTGACCAACCCGGGGATGCCGATCTCTGCGCTCAATGTTAGTTTCTTGCCGACGCGCTTCGTGTCGTCACTGTGCATCTCGTCGCTGACATCCTCCAGCTCTGCCTCGAAATACCGGGAGCCATCGCCGGGCGTGTAGTAGCCCAGCACATCCAACGGCATCTCGCAGGCATGGAGACCTTTAGCGTCTCCGTCCACTTCTGCCGTTTTCCCAAGCTTATACTGGAACCCACGGCATTTCATATCCTTATCAGTTGCCTTGTAAACCTTCATTTCCGTCCTCCCTTCGCGCCCTGTTGGATGCGCTTGTATGCTTTGCGCATCACGCGCCCCTTGTACTCCTTAAACTCGTTGTTCTTGACCCGCTCCGCATAAGAGATGGCTTTCTCCGCCTCGTGCTGCTCCCAAACGGGACAGCCGGTGCGGCATCCTACCCGCCGATTGGGGCATTCGATGGGGCAGTTGGTCATTCCCATCTCACCAGCTCCCGGCTCACACCGGCGCGGTGCGCCTCCTCGTGGGTCATCAGCACGTCCACCACAAATCCATTCACGCCGGTATCGGCGGCGACATACGTTTTCCCGCCGATAGTCACGGTGCTGCCCAGCGGGATAATGTCCGGGTCAACTGCCACCGCCTCGCCGATGTTCACCCACCGTCCGGAGGCCGTCAGCACCTGCCCCGCCTCGTTGCGGTTGATGTCCGCATAAGGTGTGCAGCACGCGCAGTAGCCGGTGATGTCGCAGACCAGCAGATTCTCCGGCGGCTTCGCGGCGGACAGCACCGCCGACTGCACCGCAGCGGACAGGGGAGGGGGTGCGTCCTCCGGCTCCTTTGCCTCCGGCAGCGTCAGCGCCCAGAGGAGGATACCGGCAATAGCCAGCCCAAGCAGGATATTGAGGATCCAAAGCCGCCTGTTCCACCGCCGCGCCCAGCAGCGCCGGGAATACTCCCGCGCCCGCCTGTTCCGCTCTCTCATCGTCCCAGCGCCTCCACGCCCTTGACGATGGCCCAGCTCAGCCACGCCGCGCCGATAAACGCCAGCGCCCATGCAAACGCGCTCATTCCTCCACCGTCCTTTCCGCGATCCATGCATCCAGCTGCTTCTTGAAGATCTGGAACACAGGGCTTCGCTCCATCTCGATCACGATCCCGAAGGGATACACCCCCTGCTTGATGCCCTGCCGCAGCGTATCCGGCGATATGCTCAACCCGCGATCCCGCAGGTACTGTGCCGCGTCCTGCACCGTCAGCGTTGCGATCCTACTCATTTCTTTCTCCTCTCGATGATGGCATCCAGCGCGTTTTCCATGCGCTTCTGGATGTCCTTCGGCTTCTTCACGCCGTTCAGGATCTGGCACACATAAGCCTTTCCGATCCCCAGCTCCGCGCCCAGCTCGGCGTAGGTAATGCGGTTGTTGTGCATCCTCCCGATCAGTCGTCCCGTCCATGCTTCCGGCATTTCTTATCTCCTTTCAAATTTATAGTTGCAAAAGTTTACTTTTCGTGATACCATAAAGTTGCCACACATCATGCATCACGACTGGCAGTGCCATCTGCGCCGCCTCATCAGCCTTTCGGCCCGCTTCCAACGGGCCGTCTCACCACCACCTTTCTGCGAACTCTAACTTTTCTAACCGATGATGCTATTATACGGCTTGTAAAGTTAACAGTCAAGAAGGTGACGTTAACTTTTCTAACTCTGTATGTTTGCACAACAAGGGGGTGTCATAATTGACCACTTTCTACAAAAACTTTCTTGCGCTTTGCGCTGTTATTCGCAAAAGTCCATCTTATGTTTGCCGTGAAATTGGCCTGTCTAACGCAGCGGCCAGCGGGTGGAAAAAGGGAAAAGTCCCGTCAGACGTAACACTTGAAAAATTGGCTGACTATTTTTGTGTTCCGGTCAAAACCTTGACCGCTTGGCAAAAAGAAACCGCGCCCACCGTTACCGATGAGCGCGATCTTGAGATGCTGTCTTTGCTGTCCCGCCTTACGCCGGAGCAGAAGGAAATGCTTCTCCTCCAGATAAAAGGGCTTTTGCCGCCGCAAGAATGATGTCTTTTTCTCCGTTCCCCAACTGCGTGAATAATTCCATAAACTCTCTGTCCATTTCCTCTCCCTTTCTTCCGTCAAATCGCATAGTTTTTTGCTCCGCGTTTGGCTATATGTCCAAATTCATTTTCTTAACTTGTTTACTTCCCATGCAGTTTGTATAATGTTGTCTGGGGGTGGTTTTGGTGGCATACTTAAGACTAATTATTTCAATGTGTTGGCAAGGAGTTATTCCGTGGATTGTTGCCTTGCTCATAAAAAAACCGATGACCGCAAAGGGATATAAAATACTAAGCATTATTTTCGCCATTTTGCCATGCGGCTTAACGTATGAGGCGTTGCAGCGTGCTGGTGCGCCTGAGAATCTGGCACTATTCGCCCCTGTCGTTTTGTGCATCCTTTTGTATTTCTTAATCAAAACAGTTGGTTTTGCCATTTTGCGGCGGCGAAGTATGCTGGCAGAATAAATTGCTATGAACAGGCCAATTTTTATTGTGGTCACCATATCTGTATTGGTGGGTCTGTTGGTTGTTTTCCATAGCATCGGATACGATAAAGGATATGCCGTTGGGTACGATCATGGCAGCAACATTGGGTATGACGCAGGATATAATTCTGGGTACGAAAAGGGCCGGAGGTCTGCTCCCGCAAGTTCCAGATCGTCAACACCGCAAATTACTGTCCCGACCATAACAGCTCCGAAACAGACGCAGACTGTTTATGTGACGGACACAGGAAGCAAATACCACCGTTACGGATGCCGCTATTTGAAAGATAGCTGCATATCCATGTCCCTATCGGATGCAAAAGCAAACGGCTATACGCCCTGCTCCGTATGCAGTCCGTAACCAAAGCGCCCCCGCCGCCTCCGCAACGGCGACGGGGGCTTACAGCAGAACACCAACCATCACGCGCACCTGCTGCGGCTTCACCGTATCAAACCCGCATTAGGCAGGTCAACGCCGGAACAAGGCAGACCGCCCCGCCGCGCCAAACCGAAACGGGGCAGGTCGCGCCCAGTTGAGGGAGGAATGAATACAAATGGAAGAATCTTTACAGGAAATTTGCAGAGAAGCCAAATACCGAGAAAAGATGACGGCGCAGGACATATCCGACTATTCCGACGTTCCGCTGTCCAGCGTCAACAACTTTTTTTCATCGTCGTCCAAAATGCCGTCTATCTACACCGCTGGCCCCATCTGCCGCGTCCTCGGTGTGTCGATAGACGCTTTTTTTCATATTCAGCCAACACCCGATCCGTCCATAGAAGCACAACTTGCCCACGAACAGGAGATGAACCAGCTCCGCGTCAGAGCCATACGTCACAAGAATTATCTGATCCTCGGCCTGATGATCCTGCTTGCCATCGCCCTGGCATACGGCATTACCATTGATATGCTAAACCCCAATATTGGACTGTTCCAGAAATAAAACATCTGTTCTATTTGTTTGCTACCATTGTATATGACAAGTTTCTTGTTTTTAATCGGCAAGATTTACAAGATTCTTGTTTCTTCTTTGTGAGGTGTCCCTATGTCTACTTGTATAAAATGCAGCGTCCAATTGGTACCGGATGCCGTTTATTGCCATATCTGCGGGAAAAAGCAGGTCACGTCCTCTCGCAAGGCGCTGAAACGCCCAAACGGGTCAGGCACGGTGTATAAGCTGGGCGGGCGGCGGTCGCGGCCTTGGGTCGCCGCAAAAGACGGCGTGTATATCGGGTACTACGAGCGGAAGACGGACGCGCTTGCCGCGCTGGATCGGCTGGCAGGCCGTCCGCTGGAGGAAAAATTCAATATGACCTTTTCCGAGGTGTTCACCGAATGGAAAGCCGAACACTATCGGGAGATAGGGGAGAAGGGCGTGGAATCCTATGACAGAGCCTACGCTGTATGTGCGCCGCTGCACAACAAGAAATTCCGTGACCTGCGCACAAAGGACTTTCAAGCCATCATCGACAGCAACATGGCAAAGTCCAACTCCACGCTGTCCAAATACAAGCAGCTCATGACCCAGATGGCCCGCTGGGCCGTCCGTGAGGAGATCGCCACAACTGACTTTGCCAAATACGTCAAACTGCCCCAGCAGGTAAAAAAAGAAAAAGCCATCTTTACAGATGACGAAATCGCGCTATTGGAAAAAGACGGCTCCGACGCCGCCAAGATCGCCCTTATGATGATTTACACCGGTATGCGCATCGGCGAATTGTTTTCCCTTCCGCTGAAAGACTACCATGAATCGTATGTGATCGGCGGTGAAAAGACAAAGGCCGGTAGAGACCGCGTCATTCCCATCCGACCGGAGGGCAGGAAGTATTTTGCATACTTCGCCTCCCGCGCCACCTGCGACCTGCTTCTGTCCGGCTACGACGGGCAGCGCATCCCCGCCAATTACCGCAAGCGTGACTTCTATCCGTTGCTGGAAAAGCTCGGTATCCCAAAGCACACGCCCCACGCCACGCGCCACACCTTCGCAACATGGGCGAGAAATGCAGGCATCCAGCAGGAGATTTTGCAGAAGATCATCGGTCACGCAAGCTTCTCCACCACGGCGGATATTTACATCCATGCAGACGCGGAAAAGCTCATCTCTGCCGTTGAATCTGCAAGCAATTTGTAAGTAACCGAAAAAATCTAAAACAGCTTAACACGGATTCTGGTTATTGTTTTCCGTGAAACATTATCAAAACACCGCGAAAACCACGCAGAAACGTTGTAAAATTCCGTTGTCCATATTTCACACGCAGGAGGTCACTGGTTCGAGTCCAGCAGTCTCCACCAAGAAAATCCCTGTAACCGCAACGGTTACAGGGATTTTCTTATTTCCTCCAAAACACGTTTGTAAGTAACGTGTAAGCAACGTCACTCGTTCTCAACAACGTGCATTGCCTGCCGCAGCGCTTCCTTTACGTTGGGATCGTCGGTGTCCTGCATCATGCGTTCGATCAGATCCTTTGCCTTGCCTTCATCGCGGCTGTACCGGCCCATAGAATCCCTCTTGCGCCGATACGAGCTGCCTCTGTTGTAGGCGGTGCGCCCGGAAGACCAGTCGCGGGAATAGCCATCATCGCGGGAATACCCATCGTCGCGGCTGTAGTCACCGCTTTCAAACATGGCGATTTTGTCAATGTTCTTGATGGACGATGCCAGCTTGTGGATGGCGTCCAGTTCCGCAGCGCTCAGTTCCCGCTGGCCGGAAAACTCAGACAGCTCCTCGCACAGCATCTCCCGGATGCCGAAAAGCTCTTTTATGTTCATGCTGCCCCTCCTTTCAGCAGACGCGCTCCACGATCATGTTGCTATTGGCAAAGCTGATCGCCTGAGCGCTGGTGTTCTCCATCGCCACCGTTACGCAGCAGCCTTTCGGCACGTCCACGTTGGCAGCGACGAAGATATTGAAATAGTTCTCCACGGCGGCGGGCGTTACCGTTGCCACGGCGCTGGTCAGCGGCTCTCCGTTGATAGCCAGCGCGGCGGAGATCGCGCCCACCGTGCCGCCGGTGGGGATGGCAATGTTTCCGCCGAAGGACACGCGGAACCGTGCCTTGCACTGGTTTGTCAGGCCACGCAAGAACACCTGCCCGCTGCCCTCGCGATGTACGATGCAAGACTTGCCCGCAACGGCAGTTTCCGTCAGCGGTACATTCTGTCCGGCAGGTACGGTAACAATGTTGGTATTTACATATTCAGCCAAAATACTCACTCCTTTCAAAAATGCAGACGGCGGAGCTATTGCCCCGCCGCCTTTCAATATCAGCCCGGAGCTGAACAATTTCCGTTTTGGAAATAGATCCCTATGCAGTTGTCAGCAGCCGGAGCAACCGGTGTAGCTGCCAGCCCACGGGTTGCAGGACGCATACGCCGGAATGGGCGTAGGCCGCAGCTGGGAGATCAGGTAGTTGTTCTGCGCAGCCTGAGACGCGGCCAGACGCAGCTCCTGATTTGCGCTCTCCAGATCGCGCATCTTGGAGTTGGTCAGGAAGTCCAGGATGGCGCGGCTGTTGGCGTTCTGGTTCTCCACGATATCGCGGGTGGCGTTCTGCACGGTGTTCCGCGTGTCACACGCCTGCGTCGCCATGTCGTAGCGCACCTGCGCAATGGCGGCTCTGTTCTCACAGCAGCAGTTTGCCGCCTGCATCTGCATAGCGCTGAGCTGCTGCATCAGCGCGGCCTGCTGGTTGGCGCGGGACAGCTCGGCATTGCCGAAGCCGGTCAACAGCGTGTTGTTTACGGCATAGAAGCCGTCGCACAGCCCGCCGTTGATGAGATCCATCTTGCGCTCGATATTGGAGAAGTCGGAGGCCAGCACATAGCCGTCCACCACGCCGCCGGAATTGCCGCTGTTGCCCCAGCCGTTGCCGCCCCAGCCGCAGAACGCGAACAGAAACAGGATGATGAGGAACCACGCGCCGTCACCGCCAAAGCCAAAGCCGTTACCGCTGCCATTGGCAGGGGTCACAGGCATGGTCATGGTGGGCATACCCTCGGAAAGAGACATAGTATCACTCCTTTTTATTGATGTAATTTATCTGAATCGCGGCCACGATCAAGAAACAAGTTACGTTTTGTCTTACGTTTTGTCTTACGTTTTGTCTTATGTTTTGCTTATTCCATCAAACTTTGAAACTGCTTCGCCATCTGCTGGAGCTGGTTCAACTGCTGCTGCGTGAGCTTGCCGCTTTGCAGCAGCTTCTCCACCTCTGCCTTGGGGTCGCCCTGGAAATTTTCCTTGAATTGCTTGAACTGCTGCACCATCTGCATAAAGCCGTTGCCGCCGCCCATCGCACCGAAAAACGGATTATTCATCGCTCTTTTCCTCCTTGCGCTTCTTGCCCTTCATTTCGCTCACAAGCGCCGCCAGCGCGTCAAACTCCTTACGGGTCACATATTCCGCAGCGGGAGCTTTCTGCGCGTCAGGGGCGCTTGCAAGCCGCTCCACAAGGTCATACACCTTGAGCGTCGGCTTGCCGCTTGCATCGGCCTGTTTGAGGTACACTGTGGGCGCCGTCGAATCCCACAGCGCCACCGCCGCATTGGGCGCGACCATCCAGCTTCTTGCCTCCTGTTCGCCGGATACCCACTGCACGCCGCTCTGCGGCAGGGGATTTTGCGGCATCGGCGGAATGGCCTGCATCTGCTGCTGCCTCAGCTGGGCGAGGTTGTCCTGCATCGGCGGCATATAGGGGTTTCCGTAGTATGGATAGTTCATGCGTTATCCGTCCTTTCCCAGTAATACAAGGGTGTTTCGGCTCCGGAATCCCATGTGTCGTGCCAGTCTCCGTCTATCACGCACACCACATGGGACGCCAGCGCCAGCAGATATGTACCACGCGGGTGATCCATTGCAAAATCACTCACGGAATAGCTGTCCGAACAGTCCTCCGGGATGATATGTCGTGTGAAGCCCAGCTTCTTGAGATACGCGCCCCACACGTTGTTGGCGCTGGGCATATCCGCAAGTGCCAGACCCTGCATACAAAGTTGCACATACGTCTCATGCCAGCCCTGCCCGGTAGCGCGGCAGATCGCGCGAACAGGACAGTCTCCCACGTTCTTGCCGGAGGGATTCGGGTTATACCATACGAACATCACGACCACCTCTCTTTACCGCCAGCATACGGCAGATATCGCCGGGGAAAGCGTCAAGAAAAGGGCGAAAAAGTGCATGGACACAAAAAAAGACACACCTACACGGTGTGTCTTTTTTCTGCTCTCAGGCCGTCGGCCATTTTTTTGTATGCGGTACGGCGGCGGCGCTTTACGCCGTCAACGGATACGTTCATACGGAACGCCTGCTCCACGCAGCTTCGTCCCCGCACATCACATTCCGCGATACACTGTGCCTCCTCCTTCGGCAAGTCAAAAGATTGGATCCACGCGATAGCTCTCTTGGGTGCCATGTTATGCAGCATAGCCCGTATTTCCCGGTGCTCCTGATTCATCCTGCGTTACGCAGGCTTGCGGATCGCCTTACGGCGGGATGGTGCCATAGGATGGTTGCCCTATCGCCCGTTGCTCCTTTCCTTGATTTACGGTGCTCGCCACCGTTTTTTCAGATCATCCACAGATTTTACCTTCTGCTCCGTTTTCATAATCGCCTCGACGCCCTGCCGCACGTCTTTTTCATCGTAGCCGTGCTCCAGCATCTCATTATAGATCATCCGCGCCGTTTTTGTGTCGTTCTCCTTCTGCGCCCGGTACAGCAGCTCGCACCAACGTTTCTTGTTTCCAGCGCTCCTGTCCATGCGGTAGATGGCTTTCTCCATCTCGAACATCAGACGCACATTCCCGGTTTCGCTGGCAATAGTCCGAGCCAAAGACCACACATCACGGCCTACATTTGCTACGCTGATGCCGAATACTTTACTAACAGAAGCAAGCACCTGTTTCGCGCTGTACGCCATTGTCTTTTTGCCCTCGCCGTTAGCGCTGGCAATCATGCCTCTGGTCGCTTTTATGATGTCATCAATTACGCTGGCATCCATGCGGTCTACGGTGTAGCCCTGTAGTAACGAGATAATGTCTTTTCCAAAAGGAACACGCCCTAACAGTGTAATGTTCCCTTTTAGGTTTCCTTCCAGCAAAACGTTCTTTGCCAGCTCTCCAAAACTCTCCTCATCTCCGCTGACACCGGTAAGCGCCGCGAAGAAACGCGCCCAATACTTTTTCTCCTTGTCATCGTCGCGCAGCGCGTCAACAAGGGACTGTGCCAACGAATTTATAATATCCGTTACCAGCAGCGCACCCACGGAGCGCTTCAACTGCTTCAATGCAGCGCTCCGCTTCTGCGGGTTCGTTTCAAACACCCATGCATCGTAGGAACGCATCAAAATGTTCAGGCTTTTCAGCGGCTCACCCATGAAGGATGTGGCCTGCCTTAATAACATATCTCCATCCCGCATGATTTGCGTCCGCTGCATAATGCCGTCCACCACCTGCGTCTGATCGATAACGTCCGTAAACAGCTCCGCCACCTGCCGGTAATACGCATCGCTGCCGACTTCCGTTTTTGTGTCTGCCGCCACCTGCCACTCGCAGGCGTTCCAGATCTTGCCCCATGTAATGGCGTCCGCATTGGCAGCGGCCCGGCTGCTCCAGTCGCTCAGCTTGTCCATAACGCTGTCGCTGGAGCCGTACACCTCTCGCGCAATGGTGTACCGGCTTCCCTGATCAAAGCCGGACGAATCCTTGATGCCGGCGATCGCCGCCCACTTCCGAGCCTTGTCCCATCCGTTGCCTTTGGTCACGCCATTGCCCAGGCCCTTCGCCATGTTCTCCGGATCCAGCACCACCGCCGCCCGGAAGTACGCCGTGGGCTGCTGGATGACCACGCGCCAGTTGGAGCCGACAGCCGCACCTTTGTAACTACCAACATATTTTTCAATCATTCTTGCCGTAGCCAATCCGCTTTTTTTCTGACCGTTCTGCATATCCCGCATCAGATTCAGCCAATATTTCTGCGCCGCGTCTCCGTATACGCTGGACAACACCTGCTGCATATTCCGCCCCGTCAGATTCCCGCTGCTGTCGCGGTACCGATAGTTGTACAGCCGGTTGATATCCTCCATCGGCGCCAGAAGTGTGGCGTATTTGATCATGTCGCTGGCGTTCTGCGCAAACACGTCATACGCACCGCCGATGTCCAGCGCATTGCTGGCGTTGGGGGTCAGCGCCTTTGCGCTGCCCATGTTTTTGATCGACCGGGCGTTGTCCGCGTCCTTCTCCACGCTGGAGGCCACCGCATCCTTTGCGGCCTTGATGGGCCAGTAATGCTCCTCCTTGAATTTCCGATAGCCGTACACCTGCATACTGGCGTTGTTGCCCCACTCCGCCAGCTTGGTGCTTGCCAGCTTTTGCAGCCCGTTTGCCACCTTGACCTGCTCCGGCGTCAGCACAGAGGTGATGGCCTTGATGTCCTCCTCCGTCAGCAGAATGTTGTCATTCCCGCGCGGGATCTCTTTCAGCTTGCCGTTCCGTTTGATCTCCGGCTGCACAATGCCGCCCACCGTCAGATGGTGCATGGCCTGTTCGCCGCGACGCGCCAGATTGTACAGGTTCATGATCTGGTCGGTGGTCAGCGTCAGCTCCACGCCACGGCCGGTGGTGAAAGTGTGCCGGTCAAAGCGGTTTTTATACACGTCCTTATCCAAGAACTTTTCCGCCTCGCGCTGCACATCCCTCAGCATCCAGTGCTGCTGATCCTGCGCGTTCCGCAGCGTTCTGTACAGCTGCTTACCCGCATCGCCGTAGGCAGAGAAGAACGTATACGGGTCTGCCATATCCAGCGAGATTTTGCGGTTTCGCCGCTTCCTGCCCATACTGTCTGCCGCAAATCGCTCCGCCCACTCGCTGGTGCTCTTGTACTTCGCGGAGGAGAGCGTCTTGTCGTAGGTTGTCAGCGTTGTTTCAATGGCACGGATCGCGTTCCACACCGTTTCCAGCTCGGACACGCTCATATCCGCAATGCGCTTGCCGCCCAGCGCGGACAGAGAATCCAGCAGACCGCCGCTTTCCGTCAGCGCCGGGTCTACCACCATATCCCCCTCGTTGTCCAGAATATCATTATAGATCTGCTTGAGCCGGTCTGCCTCCAGCGTCCTTCTGGTGGGGTCGCCGTCCGCGTTCTTCCGAAGCCGCCCGTTTTCGTCGTAGCTGTACGCGCTCTCCAGATTGATATTTTGCAGCAGGCTTGCCACCGTCACACGCAGCCGCTCCGGAATGTGCTGCTTGTCCGTGGGATTCACCAGTTTGCGGGAGATCGCGCCGGTGTGCCGTGCGATCCGCGCCCGCATCGCCGTTGCCTTCCGTTTTTCGCTGCCCTTCTTGGTCTTCTCGTTGTACGTCTTCCGCAGCGCGTTTACGTCGTCCCGGCGCTTCTGCCGCTCACGGGACAGCATCTCACGCACACGACCGACGGCCTCCTGCTTTTCCAGCGCACGCCTGTCTGCATATGTTTTCTTCTGCCGCACCTGATCGGAGATCATGCCGTCGATCAGCTGATTGGCGATCTCCTGCACCGCCGCGTCCCTGTATCCCTCAAAGGTATTGTGGTAAACGCTGTCGAGGCCATCCAGCACATCACCGATTTGCAGCAGCTTGTCCGCCTCCGTATACACGTCGCTGGGGAAATAACCCTCGCCGAACATCTCCGTCAACTCGCCGTACACGGTATCCACAGACGTGCCGTTGTCCTTGTTCAGTTTCAGCGTTCCCATATGGCTCTTTCGGAAATCGCCGTAGTTTGCCATGTCCCCGCTGAACTGGATGGTCTGCCGCTTCAAGTGGTCTCGAATTTCCAGCAGCTCCGCGCCGTACTCCGTCAGCTCCGAGGTGTTGTCCACTATGGCCTCCGCCACGGCCTTGGCGTGAGGCATCAAATCCTCCATCGTCACGTCCCGCTTCATCACAGCCTTGGCAAGCGCGTCCATCTCGCTCTGCACGTCCGCGTATTTCACATCGCTGCCGTACTCGAGGATGAGATTCTGCCCCAGTTTCTTCACGTCCCGCGCCACCACGGACGGCTCCTTGCTGATGCGCATTTCGCCCTTCAGCTCCTGCACCCGCTGTTTCAGCGCCTCGTTCTGCTTGGCCAGTGCGTTTCGCTCCTTTTTGAGTTCCCGCGCCTCACGCTCCACCTCCGACGTGGCTTTCAGAGAAAACCTCGCATTTTCCACGCTGTTGACAGCATCCAGCCGGGCTTTTTCATCGCCGCTTGCGTATTCGATCATCCGCACACCGGCGTTTTCCAGCGCTGCTTTTACCTCTGCGCTGGCGTCGTTAGGGATGACCGCCGCCAACACCTCATCAAAGCCAACAGCTCTCTGCGGCTTCGCCTCAAAGTATCCGGTCGGCATATTGGAAATGTCCTGTGCCAACCGCAACACTTTTTCCGCCGTATCCGGCTTGATTTGCAGCGTGGGGTATGTCCGCAGCTCTTTATCAATTTCCGCCACAGTCCGTTTTGTCCGCAGCGTCTCTACAATAGCCGACGCCGCATCGTCTGATGCGATAAACTCATTTCTTGCCGCAGGATCCTTAATCTCGTTGGTCAACTCCGCAAGGCGTTCAGAATACTTCTGCCGGATAGCACTGTATTCTTCTTCGGTCATTTTCTGCAAACGCCCGGAATCTCTTTTGATGTCAGCAATAGAGCCGTAATCCTTTGACGCAACACCCCAAATTGCCTGACCGCCAAAGAATGTGTTGGCACCCTTCTGATCGCCTTGCTTCATCGCTTTAACAATGTTTTCCAGCGTGATCTCATAGTGCGTTGCCGAAAAACTCCTGCGATTGCCGGAAGATGTATAGTAGTCCTTACCGTTGTAAATGCCCTCGTTTTTTACAACACCGTCAAACAGGACATCCAGCCATTGCTCGTACTCCTTCTGATTTACCTTGTCGCGGATAGCTTTGTCGGTGGCATCCCTGTCCACTTCCTCCGTCACAGTCTCCGTGTTACCGGTCAGATATTTCCGCGTATCCAACATATACCGCGTCTTTGCCGCAACGGTTTCTGCATTTACCACATCAGCCGCATCCTTTGCAGGAAGACCCAGCTTTTCGTAGTATTTTTGCAGCGAGGCATTCAGCGCTTCGCCGTGTTCCTTGAACCACAGTTTTCTTGCCGCAATAGGCGACTCGCCGCTCTTTGCGCGGAAATCACTTACAACGCCGTCTCCCAACTCACGGATCAGAAACGATGCCATTTCCTGCTGGTTGTCGGCCATGCGTGTAACTTCGCGCTTTATAACATTATCCACGGCACCGCGCCCGGTGTCTTCCAGATAAATGTTCATCATGCGCGGATCGTCGCGCATAGCCCCGACAACTTTATCCACGCCGCCCTTCCGGTTCAGCTCGTCCTCCAGCGTGTTTGCCGCGGAATATAGGGGGTCTGCAAAGCTCCTGCCTTTCGCCCGCTCCATGCGGTAAAACAGGTCGTGGATTTTCTTGGCGGATTTCTCATTTACCTCGTACTCAATTCGCGGGGCAGTAGGTGTCCATGCGTCGTAACCGTACACCTTGTTGCTGCGGAACAGCTGCGGGTCGATGGTATCTTTGCTGAACACAAACGAAATATCGCCGTACTTGCCGTGGCCTTCGTCTGCCTTTACGATGGCAATACTTGGCATAGGCAGTCCACCCAGTTTTGCAGCATCCAACAGATTTTTCTCCGTCAGGTTATGCAGCGCCAGCAGGTTTTTTGTCTCCTCCACAGGCGCTTTCAGCGAAAATTTCCCGTCGCCTTTTTCGCCGCCAATGATTTCTGCAAACGGCACTCCCTTAATGTTGACATTGTTGCCATTATAGGATATACTGCCAATAGAGCCATTCCGCAGAAGCTGCTGGGACGTTATTGTAAGCCCAGCGAGGCGAAGAAGCGGGACGGTTCTTTTTTTGTCTGCATACAGCACCTCGCTGTCATAAATAAACGCCGCAAGGTTTTTCTTGGTATATGCGCTGTTGACTTTTTGAAGATCATCAATGACAAAACCCTTCCCGCGAGGCCGAAGATCCATAACGGTCATAACGGGCTGACCATTTTGCGCCTTAACTGTTCCAAACAATACCATTCTGCTGTTGTCACCCGCAGCATTTCTGCCTCTGCTTTTAAGCACCAGTACCGGGTCTTCCAAGATTTGCGGAATTGATTTGATCTCTTCCAACGTCATTTCCGGATGGTCAACAAGTATCTTATTGATCTTGCTACTTTCCATAAAAATGTCGTTTTCAATAGCACCTAATCCCTGCAACACCGGTCCCGTACTGCCCAGCACAAATGTTTCTCCATCAGGACGACCATCTTCTGCCCACTCGTCGATATCCTGCGCGTACTCCATGCGTATCTGATACCGCACGCCGTCGCCCTCACCGGCGGCGGTTTTTGTTTTCTCCGCCTGCCGCTCCGCCGCGTCAAAAGCCGCCTGCCACTGTTTGGCAATAGCCTCCAGCTCGGCAAAGTCCTTGCCGTATGCTTCCTGCGCCGCCATGTCGCGGTATTTGCCGGTGAACGCGGTTTTGACCTTGGCAAGAAATTCCTTTAAGCTGTCCAGCAGCTTCTGCGCTGCCGTCCGGTTTTCCTTGGAGAACTTGGCAAACAGGTCTGCGTCGTCCAGCATATCACCGGCGAAGTCCGCCGCAAGCTCGTCCATCACCTCGTCCCGCGTCAGCGTCACGCCCTCCTGCTCCGCCGCCTCCATGTACCGCTCCACGATCTCCGCCTCTGTGTCCGCGCCGTTTTCCTGCATCTTGTACTCCACCGCCGCCTGCCGGAACTTCCGGTATTCAGCGGGGGACAAGTCCTGCATCCGGTGGGTGATCTCGTGGGCGGTCACGTTCAAAAGCGGCTTGTCGCTGTCAGCGGCGATCTGGATGAGATTCTGCTCCTTGATGTACTGGCCGTTGGCTCTGCCGCCCAGCACCTGATCCACGATCTCGATCCGGACGCCCAGCTTCTTGCCCCATGCGTTCAGCGTGGCGGCGGTGTCCTTCTTTGCCGCGATCAGACCCCGGCTGTACCCGTTGTTCGCCAGACCGGCGCCCGCCGTGGTGGTCACGGACGCCACCTCTGCGTTCTCCCGCGCCAACTGCACCCGCGCGTCCTCCAGACCGGCGTTGTACGCCGCGTACCGTTGCTCCGGCGTCAGCATCGCCGCGTACTTGCCCTTGGCCTTGTCCGCCTCGATGCCGTTCAGCCCCGCGTTGTACACGCTGGAAAATCCCGCATACAGGGAGGGTGCGTCCTCTGCCGTCCGGCTCATTTCCTGATACGCCTTTTGCCCGTTTTCCAAAAAACCGCCTACGCGCTTCTCTGCGCGTTTCTGCGCAGCAGGGGATGGAGGTGTAGCCCTATGCGTTTCCTGCGTCACCTCGCGGCTTGCAAGCCCCGCAATGTCCCGTTTTACTTGACTGATCGGCTTGTCCGTGTCCAGCTTCACGCCGGTGCGCTGCTCCAGCACCTCCACCGCCACCGGGTCACGGGCAATAGCCGCCGCCTGATTGCCGGTGATGGTCTCGCCCCGCGTCACAGCCTCCACCGCCTCCGCCGCCTTGGTGTTGATCTCCGGCGCGGTGTTCCGCTGCACATCACGGTTGTACTGCGCTTTTGCCGCGTCATACGCCACGCGGTTTCCCAGCGCATTGACCCCGATCTGCCCGCCGGACAGGATTCCACCGACGACCGCGCCGCCTGCAAATTCTTCTGCCGCTGCCGCAGGGTCAAAAATGGCGTCATTCCCGATACCGACCAGAGGATTGCCCTTGTCATACACGGCGTTCTGCATCGCGCGTTCGATCACGCCCTGCACGGCCTCCTCCTTGCCCTCGTCCAGCATGGAATCCACCCACGCTTTCCATGCGGAAGTACCGCCTTGCAGCTCCTTGGGCAGCGTCTGGATACCGCCGCCGACCTCGACCGCCGCGTTCATCAGGCCGTTCCCCACTGCGTATACCGTGGCGCGGAAGTCGTCTGCGCCGTCCGCTTTTGCCTGTTCATATCCGGGGCCAAATACCTGTGCAAAAGAAAGCTGGAAGTTGGGGTCTTTGACCATCGTCCGCATACCGGTCGAGATCGTGTTTACGATACCGGGAGAAGTTGCCGTCTGCGCTGCCAACTGCTCCGCCGTCATAACAGAGCTTGCGCCGCCGGTGAGTATAGCCGCCACAGCCTGCGGCACAGCTGCCACCGTTGCCGCTCCCAGATCTTCTGCGACCTCCGCTGCCCGTCCGCCACGCGCCGTATTTTCGGCGTACTTCTGCCGAATACCCTCCGCCTCTGCGTCAACGTCCTGATTCCATCGGTTGAAAAGCCATTTGCTCGTATCCGGAGCCACAACGCCGTTCGAACCTTCTTTTATGAAAGCACCCAGCAGATTCTCCGCCCATGCTCCCGCGCTGGTTCCTACCTTGGCAATCTGCGACAGACCGATCAGCCCTGCCTTTGCAAGACCCTGACCGAAATTATACCCCTCCCCGAAAATACGCTTGTCCGCACCGTAATTGCCAGCACCCAGTGCAGCAATGCTGTACGGCTCCCGCGTCGTTTCCTCCGCGTATTTCGGCGCAGCCTCCGCAGGCTTCACCTCGCCCAGCTCTGCGGCACGGCTAAGGATCCGCGACCGCGCCGTGTTTTCCTCCGGTTCTTTTACTTTTCCAATGGCATTTGCCCGCAGCATGATCCGCTCCTGCGCGGTGCCGCCCGTGGGTCTCGGCATATCGTTTCCCCCTTATCTTGTCAGTTTTACAGGGTCTACATAGTTCTTTCTGGTTGTCGGGGCAAAAACAGGCTTCCCGTTTTTGTCAACGCCAATCAGCTTGATATATCCCTTCTTCTCCAATGTCTCTGCATCCTCGTAACTTACCTCGCCGTAATTGGGGACATTTACGAGATTTTCGCTTCGCTTTGTGTAGTATCTGCTCGGATCCGGTTTGCGCAATTTGAAGTTTCTGTCAGTCTGTTCACCTTTGTTGCTACTTCTGGATGCCGCCTGCATGGCTGCATATCTGGCGTTATAGTCAGACATTTCGTCTCTGTATCTCCCGTATTCGTCAATCGCAAGATTTCTGTACAAATTTGCATTTTGCAGAATGTCATCCCGTTCCTGCGCATACATCTGTCTCGCAACATCCTCGAGTTGAGACATATAGTAGTTGTACTGCTGCTGTGCGGCGGACGTCGCGTAAGAAGAAGCAAGTCCACCAGTACGCGCAGCAACTTGGCCCATAACGTCCTGCATCCCCATTCTTCCGCTTGCGCTATACCGGTTTTGCAAAGACTTATACTGGTCTCCATTCGTCCATCCTGCGTAGTCCATATCGCGGAGCTTATCCGCAAGCGCTTTAGAGTTCTGCATATACTCCGTATTGTAGATGGGCATTTCTCCAATACCAGCCGGATAGACGGAAGACGATTGCGTATAGCCTTGATATCCGGACGTACCAGACCCGTTTTCCTCCGGCTTTGTGTATACGTCCCATGTCCTATTCTCATTTCTTTCTTTCTTCTTTTTAATACGATCTGCGAATTTCGCCATTACGGCACCTCCTATCCTCTGTTTTCCAAAGCTGTCACACGCTTTTCCAGCGCGGCATATTTGTTTTCCAGCTCTGTGACACGTTTTGTCACCGCCGTAAGGTCGTTGCCCTGCATCGTCACGTTTTGCAGCAGGGAGGAGATACTGGCTCCGTGGCTGTTCACCGTGCTTTGCAACGCAGACACGATATTTTGCAGTGTAAGGATCAAGCTATACATTTCCGCATTGCTGACCCCTGCCTCCGTGACGGTCTTTCCTACGTTGCCCAGCGCCCACTCGACACGCTGGCACATATAGTTAATATACCGCTCAACCGTCTGCAAGGCGGCGGCGGGATCTCCCTTCTGCACGGTATTCATTCTCTCCGGAAAAACGATCATTTCACATCACTCCCCACAATGAACTCTCTGGAAAGTCCGAGGATGGTACACGGGCCTTTTCCCTCCAGCCGTAGCTCAAATTTGTCGCATCGGTTGGCGACAAGCCGCATTGTGGTCACGGTGAACTCCCGACCGATCACCCGCCCGCACTCCTGCCACGGCTTCCCGTCGCAGCGCATCTTGGCGATCACATAGCTGCCCAGCGGCAGCTCCAGCCTCAGCAGTAGTTTAGAGTATGCCTTTTTCCCGTTCAGCGTCTCATACATGGGCGCCAGCTGCGCCATCCACGGCTGTGTCTGCGGCGTTTCCTCGCCATCCAGCAGGTATACATTCCCGTGTCCGTCCAGCAGATATAGCTTCCGACCTAATCGGGCAAAATCCACCGCCTCCGTGCTGTCCTCCAGCACCCACATTCCGGTCTTTGTCTCATACACCATCAGGTGGTATGTGTTGCCGTCCTTCACACTCAGGTAATAGCTGTCGCCGTCGTTGCCCGCCACTGCGCAGGAGAAGTCCTTCTCGCCGAAATTCTCACTGACCAGTGACGGTGTGCCGCCTGAGTAGGCGTATACCCCGTGAGGGCCTTTGTAAAACAGCGTGTCGTTAATGACCTGCTGGCTTTTGTGGCACCCGTCTTGCAATCCCTCCATCTCGTAAGTGTACAGGGCATATTCAGCCGGGAAACTGCCCAGCATCTTGTGCAGCTTCGTCTCCTTCCAGAAAAGTACCGAGGAGGCAAGCTTGCAGCATCCGGTGAATTTCCCGTCCGTTCCAACAGCCACCGCATAGGAATCCGTCGCCACGCCCTCGAATACGTTAAAGTTAGTAGGGTCTCCCAAGGCACTGGCATAGATAGTCTGCGTCTTACTGTTGCATCCCCAAAGCCGGTTTTCGCTCTCGCAAATAAAATCAAGCTCCGGGATTTTTCGTGCCAGCGTAATGGACGCACTTGCCTCCTCTGCTTCCGTAAATGTCTCATCCGCCACAGAAATTGCAGTTGCCGACACGCCCTTGATCACAAAATTTTTATTGTTGCTCTTTTGTGTCTCGCAGCCGGACAGCTCCACACCGTCTCCAGCCCTGAATAATTTTCGTAAATCCGGCCACCCTGCAACGGTCATTTTGTTTTTGGTGAAGGTCGCTTTGCTGCCAGTCACCGTCGCCGACAGAGGTTTAACCTTTTTATCGTTAATGTCCAGATACACTTTGTCCGGCCAGATCACCATCTTTGTGTTGACAACGGCAAACTGTTTTTTGCCAGCCGTAACTTTGCCAACAGTTTTCCCATCGTATAGAAGTGAAGTCCCTTGCACTGCCACAAGCTTTTCCCATGCGGTCAGCGCCGTAGCTTTGCTATATGCTGCCTGCTTTACGCGACCCTTTCGCGTCGTCAGATACGGCCACCGTCTGGCAGATACGTTCATGCTGTCCCGCAGGTCACCCTCTCGAAGGGCGTCCGACCAGTTGATGCCTCGCATCTGTACCGTCTCCGCTCTGTTAGGCCGCAGCTCATTGGGTAGCTCAGGTACCCGCATCACATCACCTGCACATTCCCACTATACGCGGGGCAGTTGTTCCGCCGCCACCACGCCAGCGCCTCACCCAGCGCCTCGTCGTACACCGTTCTGTCGTTGCCGTACAGCGCTGTTTCGTTGTTGTAGTAGTCAATTTGGCTGCACAGATACAGCACATACACCCGGTCATACGGGGAAGGGAGCAGAAGCTCCCCGTCCCCCGTAGGCCAGTCGTGTACGCGGGATTCTGTGCATAACCGTTCCCCGATCTCCTTATCCAGTCCCATCACCCACGCCGCCTTTTGCTCGTCGCTGATGGTGTTCATCCGCAGCTCATCCGCCTTGGAGATCGTTTCCGTCACCGTCATGCTTTCCCTCCTTACTTGCCCAGCAGTTTGCCCCAAGTCCCCTTCCCGGCGATACCGTCAGCGCCGAGACCGTACTTGGTCTGGAACTTCTTCAGCGCCGTCTCCGTGCCGCTGCCGAAGTCGCCGTCCGCACCGGCTGCGCCGCAGGAGAACCCGTAGACGATCAGCGCCGCTTGCAGGGTCTTCACATCCGCGCCCTTCATGCCGCGGCGCAGCATCCGCACCTGCATGGGCAGCGTCGTGTCCTTCTCCGCGGGTACCGGCACCGGCGCGTTTGCGCTCTCCACGAAGGGTACACCCAGCGCCGCGCACAGCCCCTTGGCAATGGTCTCACCCAGCAGCTCCGTGTTGTCAATGATCCACTGCGCGATGCGGGGGACATCGTGGAAGTCCACCTCGATATACACCGTCGTGGCAGCAGGGTGCTTCACCTCGTACAGCGCGGGGTAGGCGCGGATCACGTCCGGCGCACCCGGCGTCACAGGCCCCAGCACGTCCAGCACCGCCTGACACGCCTTGTACCCGGCGCTGTTCCGGTCGCCGCTGTAACAAAACAGATGCGTACCGCTGGCCTTGCCGTTGCAGGCGTTGGAATGGATGGGCACGTGCAGATCAGCCTTGAAGCGGTTGGACGCCGCCACACGGTTCTGCATGGTGTCGTACTGCCCCAGCATAACCTCCACGCCGGAGCGCTCCAGAGCGGCCTTGCAAGCCTCTGCAATGCGTCCGCACTGGATGGCCTCGGTGGTGTTGCCCACCGCATAGGTGTTCCGCCGCTGGTCGCTGGGGGACAGATACACCCGCTTAGTCATCGTTGCCAGCCTCCTTGTGATACTGCGCCGTGCTGATGCACAGCACCGCGCCGAGGAACGTGTCCACGGCGGTGATGGTGGTCACCACCTCGTCGGGGTAAGGCCATGCCCACACACCTGCCAGCGCCGCGTACAGCGTGGCTACGGCGGGCAGCACGATGATGACCAGCCACTTCATTACATCATAGACCTTGTTGTTCAGCTTCATAATGCTTCCTTTCCGGCCTGTCGGCCTGTTCCATTTTATGCCTCACCGAATGGGCAGCTTCCGCACTTCCTCCATGACGCGCCGTGCGCTGCCGTTGCCGCCCATCTCCTCATACGGCTCGTAGAGGTACACCTGCAAATTCTCGTACTCGTCCTGCGTGACGTAGCCCCGCTCGATGTACACCATGCCGAGGTGGATGATGCGGTCGTGGGCCAGTCCCACCAGCATCTTCCGCTCCGCCTCGTCGGCCTTGCTGCGCTTGGCCGTCAGCTCCATCCGCTTGAGGATCACCTTGCTCACCACGCCCCACAGGGCGGTGGAGGTCAGCAGCGCCACGATCAGCGGCACGCCGACATTCGTCCATGCTTCCATTCATCCACCTCCATCATGTGATCTCCTCGTTGACCGTGATGATGCTGTCGCCGCTGATCTCCGCGCAGTTCAAGCGGAAATAGGCAGCATTGTCCAGTGTCACGCCGCTGGAGTTCTTCACAGTGAACTGCGTCCAGATGTTGTTATCATCCTTCACGCCCGACAACACTCCGCCCAAACTGGTGCCGGTCGCCTGTGCCAGCTGCGTCTTGTTTGCATCATAAAAAGATACACGCTGGTTTCCGCTCATCAGCCCTGTGCTGACCCCATACTGCCACTGGACATTTTTCAAGTAGACGGTATCGCCAAATTTGACTGGAATAAAGCCGGTTAGATAACTGCCGCTGTACTCCTCGAGGGCGCCGGAGCTAGTAATACGGTATCCTTCCTTCCAGCCTATATTATTATAGATACTACCATCCGTGTCGATGGCGCTGGGCAGCAGATTGGTGTAGCTGGGAGCGCTGGGGTCGATCACGGTATAATCAAATATCCTGTCAATGCCGGGGCCGTAGTGGTCAACATAGATCTTCTTGTCAGCGCGGTTGATGCTGAACACGCAGAAGGACGTTCCGTTGGCTGTCCCCGCCGTCTTGGTGTAGGTATTGCCGTCCGCCGACACACGCTCCCGCCCGTTCATGACGTTTGGGCAGCAGATGGACAAGAACGCCCCGCCCACGGTCTCGTTGGCATAGCGATGTTCGTGGCCGTGGATGCACCCGATGATTCCCGCCGGTGTGACCGCCGTAAAGTTGTAGTTCACCGCCACGCCGCCGTGGGTGATGCTGCCGCTCTTTTTGGTGGCATAGGCTTTCAGGATGGCAGCGGCGTTGGAGGTGTTGCAGGGATGAGACGTGCCGTCTGGGTCGGTGTATGTTCCTGCCGTGTTCAATGCTGCGTGGGAAAACACGAGGATTGACCACTTGGATGGGTCTGCCACGCCGCTGAAATCCAGCGCCTGTTCCGCCAAATACCGCAGCTGTGCCGCGCTGATGTTCTCCACGTCGCGGAACGTGCAGTTTTCCCCAGCACCCACCTGCGCGCTGCCCCAGCTCCGCCGGTCGTGGGTGTCCAGATAGATCAGCCGCAGCCGCAGAGCGGGGAAGTCCATGTAGCCGTAGGCTGTGTTACCCGGGACATAGCCGTTGCTGGCCAGATTCTTCCGGCTGATGGCGGCGTACACCTGCGTCTGGGACATCCGGTTCGCCGTGGCCTGATAGGGCGCATCGTCGTGGTTTCCAGCGCACCATGCCTGCCGACCGGGGAACTTTGATCCGATCAGCAGCTGATAGTCGGCCATATCGCGCATAGCAGATTCCACCGTCGTGTTATAGGCACCGGTGGTGTAGTCCCCTAGATGGGCGACAAAATCCAGTGCGCACCGCTCATTCAGACGTTTCAGTGCCTGCCCCGCCTGTTTTCCCGCGGCGTTCTCCGTGTCGGTGTAGTAGCCAAGATGCGCGTCTGACATCACCGCAAACACGATGTTGTCACCGCCGATGTGGTTCACGACCTTCTTCGCCAGCGCATCAACGGCGGTCAGCACATAGTCCGGCGTGTCGTCGCCTACACCCGCAGGCCCTTGCGGACCTGGATCGCCTTTCTCGCCCTTTGCACCGGGATCCCCCTTGTCGCCCTTGTCGCCCTTGTCGCCCTTCGGCCCGGCAGGGATGTCCATAGTCTGTGCTTCACTGCCGTCGTAGACAACAGTGGTATCTCCACAGGTAATGGTCAGCGCGGCGGGATTGGGCAGCTTATCCTCCGTCGTCGCCAGTTTTGCGTTGCTGGCCTGCACACCCAAACTGGTAACAGCTACCGTAAAGGTCTGTGCCGGAAAGCCCATATCCGCCAGTTCGCCGGAACCGGAGAATATCCATCGGCCAAGTTCAGGCTCTGGGATGAATAGCGGCAGCGTTGCGGTGTACATTCCCATCTTACACCGGCATTCCAGCACCTTCCCCGCCTCATACGCCGCTCTGATGTCGGCCATCGCCACCGGGCAGGTGTAATTGGGGTAGCTACCCTCAAGGTCGATGTAGAACACCTCCGCACCACCGGAGGCGATACCGCGTACCGCCGCCGCCATCTGCGCTACCTTGTACTTCTCCGTGCCGCCATTCTTCTCCCGAATAGCATCTGCGATGTCCTGCACGGAGGATTCTTCATATAGCTTTTTCATATGTGCGCCCTCCTTACAGCTCCGCGCTGTTGGCGTACAGCGTCGCACCGCCCACGCTCACCATACTCTGCACGGGGTCCGTCCGCATAACGGGACGACAGTCCAGCGCCTTGGCGGGACGCGCCGCCGCCGTTGTGTAGACCTGATAGTACCGCTGGCACCGCAGCAGCTCCCCGCCGTAGTCCGGCAGCTCGTTCAACACCCACGCGCCGTCGCCATTTTGATGCGCCAGCGTCTGCTGCTCACCCAGTTCCAGCTTGATGGCCTTGATGTACAGCCCCTGATTAACCGCCATGTTCTCGAAGCACTGAATCGCCACGATGGCGCGATCCTGCAACGTGCCGACGCTCCACTTTTCGAGCGCAAACGTCTTTTGCGCCAGCGTCCAGTCGGACACATTGGAAAGCGTCACGATGCCGCCGGACTGTGCTACGCGCAGCGAGGCGCCCTCTCCGTTGCCCTTATAGAGCATCGAGACCGTTACCGTCTGCCCGACCGCCGCGTCCGTTTCCAGCGCCTGCGCCCATGCGGGGTTGGCGGTAGCGTCGTTCTTGTACAGCTTGACGCCCTCCGCCGTCACGTCCACAGACAGCGTAGCGCCGGTGGTATACCACATATCCACACCGTAACCGGTTCCCGCGTAACTCGTCTTCCCGCGCTGATTCACCGGATTCCCGAAATACCAGTTGACCAGCAGATTATCGTTCACGCGGGCACGGTCTTGGATATGTGCCAGCATCCGGCAGAACTCTGCGTATGTCCCGGTGTAGCCACCGCGCTTGGCGTCTGCATAGGCGCTGACTGCGCCCAGATCAACATATGCCATCAGTAGTCCACCTCCGTCCCGTCCGGCAGTGCAGCCAGCACCGCGTCCACGATTTCCTGCTTGTCCGTCGCCGTGAAATAGTCAACGCCCTTTACCGGTGTCTTGCCCGGCACGCCGGGTTCGCCCTTTCCGCCCGGTTCGCCTATAGGTCCGGCAGGACCCGTCACGCGGCCAATGTCGATCACGTTCCCGTTTTCCAGCGTAAAAATAAGATGGCCTGCATCATTTACGGTAAGAGCCGGAGGCGTATCGCCCGCGTAATATACCAGCAAGTGTCCGTCTTCCGAAACGCCTGTGCCAAACAAACCTCCTGTCGGCACGCAGACCCCATCCTGCCCCTCTGCTTTTATGTTTGTTTCGATGTACCCTCGAACGTTGTCATCCCACACATACCAATATCCGTTTACGATGACCGGTGTTCTGACGATAACCTCCGAAACTCGCTTTTCGGTGGCCTCCGCCGCGTTTGCTGATGCCCTTGCGTCATTTGCCGCCTCTCGCGCATCCTGTATTGTGCCAAGTATCGCATCGATCTGTGTCTGCATCTGCGCTGCCTGTGTAGGCGGCACATCCGCCTCCGCCTCCGCCTTGGAGCTCCACTTGCTCTCACCGACTGTAAAGGTGCCGTATACCGCCGTAGTCGCCCGCGCCTCTTTGCCACCGGAAGCCTCTGCACCCTTGATGGAAAACGCCATATCTCCCGCGTACTTTTTCGCCCCGTTCGGCACCGGCACACGGTAGACGTTGGTTGTACCGTTCTCCAGCATTTGTGCAGCCAGCAGCACCTCCACGGTGCTCTCACCCAGCGCATCGCAGAACTGTACCGTTTTCGCCAGCCCATCCCACATAGGCGAGAACTCCATCCGCAGCACCACGTCATTGTGGCTTCCCGCCGCGCCGATCAGCACCTTGTCACCGGCGATGTATTCATTCTGTATTTTCAGCGGGATCGTTCTTGTCATGTTTCACGTCCTTTCTGCTGAAAGACGGCGCAGCAAGGCAGAAGGGGCGCTTCCCTTTTGACTTGCTGCGCCGTGTCACAGCCATTTTCGTGTCTCGCGGTAGTATGCAGTTGTCAGTTCAGCTGCGCCTTGACCGCCTCATATTCCCGGCTCTTCTGCTCCAGCATCTCCGCCGTCGCCGCGTCCTGCGCCATCGAGCGGCGGATGATGTTGTACACCTCGCGGGGAATGCGGACGTGCTTGCCGCGCTGGATGCGGTATACCTTGCCGTTCCAGCCCACCACGATGTCGTCCTTGTACCGGTCGTCATCCTTGAACGCCCAGAACGGCACCATGCCGTCGTCGGAGGCTTCCCCTGCCGCCATGCCGCGCATAACGGCCTCGGCCGCTTTCGCGGCCTCCTTGGCATCCTCCGCCTCCTTCTTGGCCTGCGCCAGCGCCTCGTTAGCTGCTGCCAGCGCCTTTTCCATCTCCTCCGGAGTTCTCTGCTTCTTGTTGTCAGCCATGCTCATTCCTCCTTGCATTTTGGGTATGCGGAGGGGAATGGCCCCCTCCGCGTTACCGTCAGTTCATCGCGCCGCTCTCAAAGGTGGAGGCGGACTCGATACGCACCATGTACTGTTCCACCAGACGCTCCGCCACCTTGGTCAGCTTCCAGCCTGCGGTGGCACGCTGGTTCAGCGGGTCAGCCGTACCGGAGGAACCCAGCTGCTTGACGATGTGCTGCAAACCGCCGCCCTCCAGCTCCGTCACGCCGTAGGCGTCCGCACCGAGGATCAGGGTAGAGTACACGTCGCGGCCATTTGCGCCGCCCTCGCCGGGATACACCACCGTGCCGTCGGTCACAGCGGCAGGTGCCGTTTTCGTAGTGATTGTAGCAGCACCGGCAGCACCTGCGGCAGCAGATTCCACCTCCAGCAGATCCTTTCCGATCAGAATGTCTCTGCCGATCAGCGCCTTGGCCTGCTTGTCGGTGAGCTTTTCCTTGATGGTAATGACCTTCCCGGTCGCGCTCTTGGCAGTCAGGTTGCGGGCGCTTTCCTCGGCGCCGTCCTCGATCTTCAGGGGAGTGGCGTGGAAGATCTTTGCCTCTGTGGTCTCCACAAAGCGCACGCCCTCGACCTTGCCGATCTCGCCCTCGTAGATGCCGTCGGGGTCGGAGTAGGTCTTCACATCCACCCACTTCTTGTCGCTCATCAGGTCATAGGCGGTGTCGGGATGGATGATACCGGCAAAGTACCCGTTGATCTTCTGAGCGTTCATGACCTTCAGGGCGCGTACAGCCTTGCGGATGTCATCCACCGTCAGGTACTTGTTGTTCTCGGCGGTGCTGTCGCCGCCCACCAGCTCAGAGCGATCCTTCGCACCACCGGCGTACACCACGTTGGTGCCGCCAGCCAGCACCTCGCGGGTGATGGTGTCGGAGGTACGGCCGGCCTGAGATGCCAGCAGTCGGGTGGCCTGCACCAGGTTGTTGTCGATGGCCGTCAGCTCCAGAATATCGGACAGCTCGATGTAACCGCCGTACTGCTTGATGGTGGCGCGGATCACGCCCATGCTCAGCTTCTGACCGGCGGGGGTCACACCTTCGGTCAGCGGAACCAGCGCCTTGGGCAGACTGTCGTATTTTCTGAACTCTACGGTCTTGCCGCTGTTCTTGGGGATGGGGTGCTTCTGGCCAAACTGGTCATGGATCAGCTCCGGCTCGGTGAGGTTGATGAGGCGCATAGCGTAATACACCTTCATCTCGTCGCTCAGACCGGGATCCAGCGTGGTATTGGTGTATGCGTCAAACAGGTTCAGCACCACCGGCATCAGGTACAGGTCGTTGTAAATTGCGTTCATGTAATAGCTCCTTTCAGCATATCGCAGCGGAGCCGTAGGTCAAAAGGAAATGCGCTCGCCTCTTGCTACTCTCCGCTCGATCTCCTCAAAGTCCGCTCTCGTCAGCTTTGAGGGATCCGTCTTTGTAACAAACGCGCTGTTGGAGCTGGTGCCGTTCTCACTGGGACGATTGCCCTTGGCCCGGACGTTATCGGCCACCTTCTTCTCCGTACTGGCGGCAGCGGCCTGTACCGCGTTGCCCATCAGCTCGTCAAAGTGCAGCACCTTGTAGGCGTGCTCCATCGGTGTACCGGCTTTCAGCAGGTTCACAAACTCGTCGTTTTGTAGCTCCTGCACAAGGTCAAAGTTCTGGTACAAGGGATTGCCCCTCATGGCCGCCGCCTCCATGTACCACTTCTCGCTTTGCGCCCGGATCTGCGCCTCCTGCTGCTGCATCTGCTGGCCGCGAAGCAGCTCGGCGTTCTCCCGCCGCAGACGGCGAAACTCCTTATACTGCTCCTCGCTCATGCCCGCCTCCTCAGCGGCTTCACTCCAATAGGCGTGGTCGTTGTCCACGGCCTCCAGCAGACGCTTTGCGTCCCCATCCGCGATGCCGTAACGCTCCATCAGCGTATCCAGCACCGGCTGGTAGGACTGCATCCGCTTCTCCGTCTCCCGCGCCTCCTTGAAGCGCCGGTCGATCATCCGCTGTGTCTCCTGGGTGTACAGATCCTTGTACTCCCCGTTGATCAGCTCCCGGAAAGCCTTTTTCTTGGCCTCCAGCGCGTCGGACGTGGTCTCCACGTCCTTCACCTTATCATCAGTCCCGGCGTCGGACTGTACTTCCGTCTGGCTCTCCGCCTGTTTGCCGTACTTGACGTTGGCCAGTGCGCCCGATTTGCTCTGGCGGGTGGTACCGGAGCTTGCCTGTGTCTCGCCCTTTGCGGTGGCAGCTGTCGCCCCATCGCCGCCCTCGCCGTCAAAGAGGCAGAGGGAAATTCTGTAAAGGTACATATCTGTTCCTCCTTTAATTCGCGGGCATATCGCTCCCGTGCAGCGCTCTCCATCCACCCTTGCGGCGGGCGGCGGCGCTTTGCCGCCGTCACACCGCGCAGGCAGGGAGGAAGTATCTATATCATAGAAAGGGGGCGCGGTCTCCCGCACCCCTAAAACAAAAAATATTTTTATTTTTTTTCGATTTTCACGGAGATCGCTTCTGGCTTTGCCATTTCCAGCTGCAAAAAGCCGATTTTAAGCAGGTCATACAGCCACCTACCGCCGTGCCAGCGCAGGTACGCATCCCCGCTGTCCAGCCGTTCCAGCACCAGCTCCGCCTCCTGCGTGTTGTGCAGCCAGCCCGCCGCCGTGTACAAAAGACAGCTTACCGCCGCACACACGTCAGGGTATCCCGTGGCGTGTCCCTTGCACCTCACGGAGCAGCTGTCCCCGTGACGCAGTGTTACCTCTGTCATAGGCTGGGCGTGCTCCGCTTTGCCAATGCCTGCCCGTAGCCGGTCATAGGCGTCTGCGCCTCCATGATGCCGCTTGCAAGCTGGCTGGTGGCCTCCGCAGGTGCGCCGCCGCCAGTCTGCGCCGGTGCAGCGCCCGCGCCCTCCTGCGGCATAATAGCGCCCGTTAGCATGGCGATCTGCGACTGCATCTGCATCAGCATATTCAACAGGGTTTGCCCCTGCATCACCTTTTCCCGCACGGTCTGTATGCCCTCGAAGTCCATCATCTCCAGCGCCGTAAGACTGGCCTGCGCGTTGTCAGGATTGAAAAAGCCCAGGGAGTACAGTTCCTTTGCCCGCTCGTTCTGCTCCATGCGGGAGAAGGGATTCTTTTTCTGCGCCTTGATCTTCAGGTCGAACACCGGACGGCGGTACATCTCGTTGCCAAGTGTGTCAAGCCCCGTCACCTGATCCTGCAGGCCCGCGTTGTCGAAGTCTACAAACTGATACTCGTTGCCCTCGCCGGTAATGCGGAAGCTGCGGCTCACGTCGTAAAATTGCCGCATCAGCTCCACGCACAGCGTGTTGATCTGGGTATAGGCGCGGTAGCTGGCGGCGATCATATCCCGGCTTGCCTTGTTTCCGGCCTCCTGCAAAGCGGCAATAGCCGCTGCCGCCGTCACGTTGGAGGTGCCGCCGGAGTTTACGTCGCGATTTGCCGCCGTGTCCTTCATTTCCTCGATCTTCATCTGCGCCACCGTGACGTAGATATCGGAAAGCGGCTGGGTGACGATCTCCTTGATCCGCTGGTCGCCGATCTCGCCGTTGACGTGTACCAGAGGGCGATTCCAGTCGATGAACTCCTGCTCGTTGATGGCCGTACTCTCCGAGACGAAAAAGCGCTTTTTGGTCGCCATCATCGCGTTTTCCAGAATGTTGGCGCTGAGCTTGTCAATGTACAGCTGGGGGTCTTTGCAGATCGCCACATAGCCGAAGCCGATAGGCGTACCCTTTTCCGGGTACATGACATCCAGCACCACCGGGTACATACCGTGGTCGTAGAATCCCCGCTCCCGATACTCCGGATCATTCTCGCTTGCGTACAGCAGGGTAGCCCCCACAAACTTGACGTAGTGCAGCGCCGTCCTGCCGCTGGGCGTCTTGACCTTGTAATACCAGTCCACCACCACGCTTTTTTCGCTGGTGTCCACGGTGTCATCGTAGATGTACTCCTTCACGTCCACGACCTTGCCCTTCTGCTTGCCCTTGAGCTGGGGGTACTCGCTGTCCAGCAGGTCGTTGTCCACCAGATCCACAATAAACAGATTCCGGCTCTTCTGGATATCCGTGATGCCCGGCTCCCAGAACAAATTCAGCAGGTCGATGTCCCGAATCTCGATATCGCCCAGCCCGTTGTCCTTCTTACTGTCCCAAAACACGCCGTACACCGCCGTGCCGTGCTTCAGCTTTTCCCACCAGTTGTCGGAGTACACCTGCTCAAAATGGTTGTACTCCTGCACCGCCGGCAAGATCTGGCTCAGTGTCCTGGCGCTCTGCTCGTCGCTCTTTTCCCGTGGCAGCACCACCGGCTCCGGGTAGTTATCCATTGCGTCCGCGTGCTTGTTCTGGATGGTGTTAAACAGCCACGCCGACGTAGGCTTGGGCTGGGGAGGGGAGGAGAGGACTTCCTTTCCGCTCTTGTCCACCAGCTTGGCCTTGCTCTGCCCGATGCCCTCCCAGTGCCGCAGCTCCCACCACAGCTCGTCGTTGACCACCCGGCTCTCCAGATTGCCCTTTCCGTTTTTGTACCGCGTCAGCAGGTCGATCCCGCGCTCCACGTCCTTTTCCGTGATGGTGGGCGTGTCGTCCGTCCGCTCCAGCAGCATCGCCGCCATCTCCGGCGGCATACTGTCCTCCGGCACAATGCCGGGGATGCCGTATCTCTCCATACTCTCTCCCCCTTAATAGGTCTGATAAAATGCGTACCGGCTGGGCCTGTACTCGTCCTCCGTGTCCAGCGGCGAATAGGGCCGCTCCACGATGTGTCCCATGTCTCGTGGCCCGATGGGATTCTTCATACAGACATACCGCAGCTGGTCGTAGATATGATCCTCTCCGTCCGTGTCGATGTCCTCCACGTCCGTCTGGTCATAGACCAGGTTCGGCACCGTCCGGATGAAGTTCTTACAGGTGTCGAACACATACAGCATCGGTACGCCGTCTGCGTCAAACGCCAGCCGGTGGTGGATCTGCATCTTGCCGTTGATCCGTGCATGGTCGCCCTTTTCAAAGTAGACGCGCTCCCGCTCCATCAGCGCACCCACGCTCTCCGTGCCGTCGCTCTGCCAGATCGCCGGGTCGCCCACGCGGTGTATACCCCGCCCCCGCAGGTTTGGGTCATCCGCCTCGATGCGCCGTATCTCCTGCGCCACCTTGGTCGGCTCCCACATCACGCCACGGTTGGGCGTCCCGTTGCAGCCGTAAAACTCCCGGATATTGTACATCCGCCGGTTTCTGTCCACCGCGTACCACCCCACGGAAAACGGACGGGAATAGCCCCAGTCCAGCCCGCACCAGATCACCCAGTCCTCCGGAATGCGGAACGGCTCGATGACGTGGGTCTGCTTCCTGTCCAGATAGTGTTCCCGGTCGTTTCGCCACTCGGTGAACACCTGCCCCTCGAAGCTGTCCCAGTTGCCGTACAGCAGGGCATTCCGCTCCGCCTCCGGCATACTGGCCAGCCGCTGCACATACAACGGGTCATTCTCCATCAGGATCTTGTTGTCAAATACGGAGGAGGGAACGAATATCCGCTGCTGCTGCCCAGTGTGCTTTTTGCCGTCCGGCGTATACCACACCGCCTCCTCCGTGATGGGCTGCATCGGCGGCGCCGCCGTGATAAACCGCTCTTTGACCCATCCGTGCCCGATGTTGCCGGGGTTGGCGGTGGAGCGCATATACACCCGCGTCCCCGCCCCGTTGGGGCGGTTACGGGATTTAAGATACTCGTACTCCTCCTGTGTAAAGTGCGTCAGCTCGTCAAAGGCAATAAAGTCATACGCCTGCCCCTGATACTGTATCTTGTCCTGCGGCCTGTTCATGCTCCCGAACACGATCTGCGCCCCGGACGGAAACCGCCATGTGTGGTTGCTGCCGTTGTACCGCGCCTTTGGATACGCACGTGGGTAGTAGTTCAGCGTCTTGTCGATCAGCTCCCGCAGCTGGGGAAACGTCTTTCGCAGGATCAGCGCCTTGTACCACGGGATATGCACCTGCCGCAGTGCTTCGATGACCAGCGCATCGCTCTTGCCGCCGCCCGCCGCCCCGCCATACAGGGCTTCGTATTCCGGCCTTGCCATAAATACGGCCTGCCGCTCCTGCGGCTTCCACACGATTTCAGGCATCCGTCTTTACCTCCGGCATCAGCACCACGCCGCCACCGCCGCTGTCAGCAGCAGACCCCATCGTCGTCCACTTATCTATCAGTGTCCCGATTGCCGTCGTGATCTGGCTGGGCGTGGCCTCCGCCAGCTTCTCCGGATCGTTCAGCACCGCCAGCCCTTTTCCAATGATCTGACACACCGTTTCCCGCTGGGCATCCATGTACGCCAGCACGTCCACCGTGTTCTCTTCCTTTTTTTGTTCGCACTTTTCCACAATGTCTGCATTCGCCCGCACCAGGTTTTTTACGGTTGTCGCAGACACACCGTTGATCTTCGCGGTGGCGCAGTAGTTGTTTGTCTGCACATAGTCCGCCAGTATTTTCTTTTTCTGACGGTCTGTCAGCCGTGCAGCCATTGTCACCACCTCTTTTTCCTGACGCAGCGGCCTCCCACCACTGGACTTTGTCATTGCCGCGTCTGTCCCCGGCTTTCGCCCCACCTGTTTTTTACACAATCGGTCGGGTGCCACCACGCATCCATACTGTCCTACACAGCGGCTTTGTCCTAAGACAACCGCCACCACACCACATCCGCGCCTCGGATTTCTTTCGGCACGGTGGTACCCAGACCAACCACGGAACTTTACAGCCCTGCGCCGGTACGTCGGTCGCATCCGTTCATCTTTACAAAGCCGGTGCCAGCCAATACATAAATTCCTTCGTCCTTCCGCTTTCGTACAGCGCACAGGAAAGACCACTTTCGCAGGCTTACGCTCCGTGCGGCTGCGAGGCAAGAGGTCACGCCTATGGTGCAGACGGTTGGACTCGAACCAACGACATACCTCCTGGCGCGGTGCTCTGCCAACTGAGCTACGTCTGCATATTGCCCCGTCAGGGCGGAGCCGAAGCCCCGCCCCCACCGGGTAGAAAAGAGGAGAAAAGAAATGAATCGGCACGGGCAGGTTGCCCCCGCATATCCAGCATACCTATATGTATATCGCCCGCGCACCCCTCAAACGAAAAAAATTTTTTATTTTCAAAAAAACAGCTTGACTGTGTTCTTGGTATGGTATATAATAAAGCCATACCAAGAGCAGGAGGGCCCAATCATGAAGGAGTTTAAGACCGAGATCGTTGAAAAAATTGTTAAGGAATCTGAGGGCAGCAAGATCGTCAGCCTGCACGACGCAGGCGTCTCCCTTGGCCACAAGCATCTCTCCGCGCAGGACTGCCGCGACATCATTAACGCGGCGCTGAAGCGGATGCCGGACTACCGGGTCGTAAGGATGGTCGCTCCGCGCACCCCGGACTGCTGCGCGTCCCTCTGGGAGACCGCCACATTCGTCGACTCGTCCCTTGAGTTTGAGGACGGAGGTGCGTTCTGATGCCGAGAAAAGGCGTGAAATTGTCTGAGGAGGCTGCCAAGAAGAACGCCGCCGCCAGCGCGGCGTGGCACAAGAAAAACACGGAGGCGCTGTCGATCCGCGTGCGCCGCGAGAAAGCAGCCGCTTACAGAGAGCTGGCCAGTTGTAGGGGGCAGTCCCTTTCCTCCATCGTGTGGCAGTATCTTGATGCCGAATGCGAGAAGGAGGGAATTGTCATCGAGAAACCATAGTATCCCCGTCTTTCACAGATTCCCAGCCTTTACACAAGACCATGACGACGAAAGAGGACACCTACATGGTGTCCTCTTTTTTCGTTCATGTCAGAACTTCCTCCCCAATGCGGCCATGATCTTCTTGTCCACTTCCGTCAGTGTAAACAGCGCGGTTTTTAAATCATACTCCATCGGAGGTGGCCCCGGCAAATCGCACTGTATAACATCTTCCGGGAAAAACGTCTCCCGCACGCCCTTGCACTCCGCCACGATGTAGCGCCCCTTGGGATGCACATACACCACCGTCGCCTTGCGCACAGGGTACAGATTGTCCGTTGTCGCCCCGGCGCCGGGGAACGGCTCCGGCATCGTCAGAAACCGCGCCCGGATCATATCACCCTTCTGCATTGTCCCTCCACGGCGTATCTACACACTTTGGTTTCTTGCAGCGCATTTTCAATTTTCAGCATTTTTTCTGACCCTCCATATACTCGTAAATGGCTTCGCACCGATCTCGGTTGCAGCACTTCACGACGGTATCTCCGTGAGTAACGGCCATCCGTTTATCCACCATACCGCAAAAACTATAGTTTGTCAGAATATAGACCCGTGGCCTTTCAACAACTTCCGGTTCAAAATGCGGGCAGCGGTCACAATACTCGCGCACATCAAGCTTAATCATTTTTCTCTCCTTTCAAATATCTTCCGCAATGGCATAAAGTATCCGGCTCTCTGGTAGCATCAATCAACCTCTTTGTCCGCATTGCTGTCACCTCCGTCCATTTTCGCCCCGCAGTTGGGGCAGTAAGGCGTGAGGTCAAACCCCACGATACGCCTGCACTTCGAGCACCTATATCCACTAATATCAAGCCCATTCCAGCCCGCGAGACGAGACTTTCGCTCGACCTTGAGTTTTGTACCTCCGCAGAACGGGCAAGGTTTCAACTCAAACATCCTTCATCGCCTCCAACGCTTTTTCCGCCTCTTCGCGGGTGAGGAATACGGTCTTGCCAAATTTATGGATGGGAATATCGCATCCCGTTGTGCGGATCATCTTTACGCCGTTGTCGGCCATCCCGCAGCTATAATTCGGATCGCCGCAGAAGAATGTTCTGACTTTTTCGCTATACAAGCGCCGAACTGAGCCTGTAATCCACACCGTATCGCCCACCTTGCACGGCAGCACCATCAGCCGACCGTCCTTGTCTGCTTCCGCCAGCACGCGCAAGTGGTCGATGCCGCCGCACTCTCCGCCGATAGTGCGAAGGTCGCTCCAGTCTTTAACCAGCACAGACACTTCCTCCGGTGTCAGCCCCGTGTCCTCGTAGGCGGCGAGGCGGTCTTGCAGCACACAGATCCACTCTTTTTCCGTGTATTTCTCCTCGTAGTCTGACGCCATAAGAACCTCACCAGTTCTAAGTCGCTGTGTCAGTCGTTCCATTGTCCTCCTCCTTTTCCCACCGAATTTTCATTTGTGCCGGGTATAGGTCAACCTCCGGTCTGCGCTTTCCCGTCCAACGCAAGCCGCCAGCCTGTCCCACGCATTTCCACCCGCTGGCTTTCAGACTTGTGCCGCTTTCGCTGTCCAGTATGTAGGTTACAAGTCGCTTGTAGCCCATCGCCCGTGCCGCCAGCCAAGCAGCGGCGTATAGCATAGAGCAGGCGTTGTGAGTGCCGTCTGTGCATAGCCGGTTGACCTCCAGCGTCCATCCGTCATCCAGATGTCGGCTCACCGGTCTGCCCACAATGGCAACGCCCACGATTTCCTTTCCGTCCGTGCAGCCGATGGAGAACTTGTGTCCCACCACCGGTTTATGGTGTCGGTGGTGCTGCTCCACAAAGGCGTTCGCCTCCTTGAGCGTCATCGGACAAACCTCAAGGCTCATTTCTGCTCCTCCTCCACCGCCACGGCTTTGGCAAACTGTGCCAGTCCCTCACTCATGTCCGCAATTTGCGCATCCCGCCGCAGAACGGTATCCCGTAGGGCGGCGTTGGCCTGCAACAGTGCCTCGATGTGCCGCTGCTGGTTCTCGATCAGGTCAGCGGCGTATCCCATCGCTTTTTCGATACATCCAAACTCGGCAATCAAAGGACACGCTCCTTCGCATTTCTTATGCTGCTCGCAGCACCGCAGCGCAGTCACGATCTCATCTTTTGTCATGTTGTCCCTCCTTATCCCAGCTCGCACGCCATCATGCCGCCTTCGCAAATGTCCACGATGTGTTCGCACAATTCCTTGGGGATAACAGATCGTTCCATACTCCCCTTTAACCCCTGCGTCCCTGTCTTTGCCCCTCTCGGCGCGGCCACATGACACAGATCTCCATTGTGACATGGCGGCTTAAACCCCGGATCTGGGTGATTTGTCCAGATGTCCGTCGGCTTCATTCGCGTATCTCCGTACTGGCAGTACGTGACCGTATACCGCGGCAAGCCCTGCATCCACGTCATCTTCCGCATTCCTCCCCTCGGGTTCTCGATAAACCAATACACGGGTGACAACGCCAAGATCAACCGAAGAACGTGCTGGTCTACCTTGTCGCAGAACTTCGCATAATCGCTTACAGGGTCAAGGTTCCCTGTTTCTTCGTTTTTGCGCCGGTGGTGGCTTATCGCCGCGATGGAAAACGTTGTGCAATCTGGACTGGCCCATATCACGTCCGGTCTGCCAAACTCCCGGATAATGTCGTTGGCTGTGACGTTCATAATATCTGCGTATAAATCGATGTTTTCAAACCGCTTGTCCCATTCGATGGAAAACACTTCGTGCCCACGCGCTTCAAACGCTTTGCCAATGCTCCGTGTCCCGGCAAATAACTCCAAAACTTTCATATCAATCTCCAAACACAACGCCGCACTCGTCCTTCAGCACGTCCTTGATGTGCTTCCGCTTGATGCGGCCTTCGTTGATCTCCTGTGTGATCTTTTCCAGACACTCGTACAGATACGCGATGCTGTGCGTGTCCCGGCTGTCCGGTGTCTCCTCTTGGACGTGCCAGCCGCACTTGTCGATGAGCGCCATCGCCACCATGTCCATGCACTCCTGCGTACCTCTGCGCTTGCCGTCCAGAAAAATCCGGTCGTCCCGGCTCAAATGCTGCTTGCCCATATCAATACCTCACTCCGATGTAGTCCAGCACTCGCGCATAACCGAGGCCGTCTTTCGTGGGCTTCCACAGCCCGTCCGTGTCAAAATGCCCGCCGCCGATGCAGAACGCATAGTGCTTCGGGTGTGTCAGTTTCATGCGTTCAAAACGGTTGACGCCTTTTTCAAGGTGCGCCCCGAACGCGCAGAACATACAGCCCGTCCTCTGGCATCCCGTGCAGTGCAGCTTGCAGTCGATCAGCGTCGCGCCGTAGTCGTTCTCGCCGTCGCTGGCCACGATGTCACCGTATACGCTGGCGTAAAAAAGATGGTTGTCTATGATGAACCGAAGCACGTCCTGCTCCGTCCAGAAACTCATGGGCTTAGATAAGGGACGCCTTTCTTCAAAGGCGTTGCAGCCGGTTTCGCGCCATTTTTGCATCCGCAAAAGACTTTCCTCCGCCATTGTTGCCGTCGTGGGCTTGACATCCGCTCGGTGCTCATAGCTCTTTGACGGGGACTTTTTCATAATTCCGCAGCACTTGTCTGATATGAGAAATGGAGCCGAAAGCAAATACTCCCACTTTTCACAGTTGTACATACTCTTTTCACCATTTGAACGCAAAACTTCCCCGCGTAGTAGCTTCATACTTCGGCTATCTGGTGAACGCCGCGCGGTTTCTATCCGGTGCGCTACGTCTTTACCGATGATACTGTACCCGTACTTCGTAACCACCTGCCGAACGTTCATCTTCGGACGCAGGCGGTGGAGGTTGATGGTCACGCGGGGAAACTCCCTCCGCAGCCAGTCGGCGTACTCATTGACGAACTTCTGTATCTCCGGGTACTCCAGCCCCGTGTTCACAAACACCAAGTTCAGCTCCCACGGCGGTGTCCTGAAGCTCGACAGGTACCGCGCCGCCAGATACGCCAGCACCGTGCTGTCCTTTCCGCCGGAGAAACTGACGTAGCACTGTCCGCCCCATGCGGTGTACCACTCGTCCAACTTCTCGTAGGTGGTCAGTTCCTTTGCCGTCAAATCCAGCGCCATCAGTTTTCGTGCCGCCTCTTTTGTCAGCGGCTGGTTTATGTGCTCCACGTCACACCTCCCGGATGGCAAATCCGTACCGATTGCGGAACAGCTTCGCTTTCATGGCATACTCCCGCGTCCGCACACCCTTCACGTCCTCCACCACCGGAAGCCAATACCGCTGGCCGTAGCTGTCAGGAGCCGTTCTGCGCTCGTACACGAAGTCCGCGATGTAGTCGATACTTTTCACGCGGTCGCCCTCAAACGTCGTGTACGCCTCTTGCAAGCAGTACCGCACCTGCAATTTCAGACCCCGTATCTCCCCGGCCTTTTGTAGCAGCATCAGCGCGTCGTAGCGCTCCGCCTCCTTCTTGCTGTCAAAGGTCAGCTTGCCGCGCCGCGTCTTTTGCGCCTTGTACTTGCTTGGCTTGCGCAGCTTGTCCATGACCTGCTTCTGTGCCGCAGGCCCCAGCCGCATCAGATCCTCACTGTTCATCCAACAACCCTCTTTTCTCCAGTCCGCGCTTGCTCATGGTGTAGCGCTTGATCGTCGTCATTTTCTGCGCTTTTCCGCAGCGCTGGCACACGCCCTGCGCCCAGCCGTGGAACGCTGGCTCGATGATGTAATCCGCCGCCATCTCCTGCAAACAGGCCACGCACAGCCGCGCTCTGGCCACACGCCAGATGCCTTTATCCATCCAGCGCCTCCTTGGCCTCCTGCCACGTCATCCCGTGTTCCCGTGCATAGCGGGAGATACGGCCCAGCTTGCGCTCCTTGTGGACGTAGTCCCGCATCCAAGCAAAACGCTCCATCGTGTCCGGTGCCTGTTCTTCCTGCGTCTGCTCCTCCTGCGGCTCAATGCCCATCGTGATATCCGCCACATCGGGGAAAAATTTGTTGCGTCTGGCATAGGCGACGGCGGCGGCTCTTACGTCCGCATAGCTGTAAGGCTCTAAGGCGATCTCCCACGCCAGCTTCATTTTTGTCGTGACCTGCTTGTTCGGCCAGAACTGCGAAAACAGGGTAAAAAGCTTTTCAACCTCGCATCTGTCCATTTCTTCCTCCTCCGGTAGTACATACTCCCGCCGCCGTAATATATAACATTCGTTCTCTTACTCTCTCTCTTACTCTCTCTCTTTCTCCCCCTCTCTCTCCTTGCGCTTTTGTTTCTCGTTTGTTCCACTTTTGTTATCCGTTTGATTCTGATTTGTTCTGGCGGTTGGCGGCTTTATTTCTGCCGCTGTCCAGTGTGGGGCGAATCAAATTAAATGCGACACTGGCGGCGGGAGAGAGGCTGCTGGACGGTTCTGTTTCGTTCAGCGCATAGTCGCAGATCGCCAGAAGGATCTCCGCCTGCTGCTTTTTGGGGAGAGGCTGTATCGCATCCCAGTAGGAGCTGTAAAACGTGAATTGTTTGCGCTTCACACCGCCTCACTCCTTCTTCATCGCCCCGATGACGTAAACGCCGCGCTCCTTGTCCAGCGCCGCCTGCACGGTGTAGTCTGTCAGCGCCTGCGTCACCAGCTCCGCAGGGATCTCCAGATGGTATCCCCACAGCGTGTCGCAGTCCTCACGCTTCTCGCCAAACTGTACGGCACAGGCGGCGTAGTGCGCATCCATGCCTCGCTTGAACGCCTCGATCACGCTATCCGCGTCCTCGATGTGCTGCCGCTGGCGCTGTACGATGTTTTCCAGGTGCCGATTCTGCCGCCGCAGACCCTTGATCTCATCCTGCATCTTTCCCATTCTTTTCTTCCTTTCTCTCGTACTCGTCCGTCAAGTGCCGCGCGATGGTACAATGCTCCCACGCACCGGCACAGAATTGATTCATGAAGCGGGATGCCGCGCCGCCCGTCTCGAAGCTGACGCGGCTTCCGCCCTCGCAGCAGACCCGCCGTTTCTCGCTGCTGGTGAAGTAGGGGCAGGTGTACCGCTTGTGCCAGTAATCCATGCCGCTTACCCCTCCCATCAGAATGGCAGGTCGCCGTCGTCCTCGATCTCGGTAAAGCCGGTGGGGCGCGCCGCGCCGCTGTCCGCGTCCTTTTTGGCATCGCCAAAGTAGATGTTGTCCGCCAGCACCTCGGCGTTCCGGCGCTTGTTGCCGTCCTTATCCGTCCAGTCCCGCAGCTGCAAGCGCCCCTCCACCACGGCCATACGGCCCTTGGAGAAATACTTGGATACGAACTCGGCGGTGTTGCGCCACGCCACCACGTCAATAAAATCCGTGTCCTTGGTGCCGTCCGCGTTCTTAAAGTCCCGGTCTACCGCCAGTGTAAAGCTGGTGACGGCGGTGCCGTTCTGCGTCCTGCGCAGCTCCGGATCGCGGGTCAGCCGACCCATGATAAAAATCTTGTTCAGCATTTCATATCTCCTCTCATAAATAACTTTTGCCGAACTCGCGGCGGAAGTCCTCCTCCGTCCAGCCCTGCTCCTCCATTGCCTTGAGCTGCCCGTACCGCCTCAGACGCCGCATCTGGTCGCCGTTCTTGTGTACCGCGCCGCGCCCGTTCCGGTGGCAGCGATTGCCGCACAGGTACACCACAAGGCCGTACTTCTCGCTCTTCTTCCGATTTGCGCCGCCGAGAATGTGGTGGCGCTCCAGCGGGTCACTTGGGTCGTTCCGCCCGCACAAAAAGCATCGCTTGTCGTTCATACGTTCACCTCTCCCCACCGGCTCACAAGGGCGTCCAGCTCTCGCGGCGTCATGGTCTCAATGCCGACGTCCCGGCAGTCCTGCACAATGGCATCTATCAGCCGCGCCATCTGCTCCGTGTCGTATACGGAGCTGCCGTACCAGACGGTCACGTTCACGCAGCCCTTGATTTTGCTGGGGCCGGTATCGGTCATCCAGCCGATACCGTTCCGTTCCCAGCTCCGGCAGAACGCCTCCGCCGCCTTTTCCCGCAGGCACAGCACCTCGCTGACGCCGCCGATGCTCTGTATCTCCTGCCGGTATACCTTTTCTCTCGCAACGCCGTAGTGCGCCGCCAGCTTGTCCAGCAGCACCCACGCATACCCGTTGGCATCGAGGCTCCGTCCCTTGCCCTTGATGGTGGCGGTGTACTCCTTGCCCTGCTTCAGCGCGTCACAGACTTCCATCGCCGCCTCCGGTGACTTCACCCGCAGGCAGAGCCACGCGCCCTCGCTGTCCTGCGACCAACGCGCCGCGTTAACCGTTACCTGCCGCATAATTCTTCCTCCTGCGGCCAATGTCCTGTTCGTAGGCATTTTGCCAAATACCTAAGGCGAGGTAGATAACACCCCTCGACCCACTCCGCGTCATAATCAACCTTGTGCTGTGTCAACCTGTTTTCGTCTATTGGCAGGAAAAAATTAAACAATTCGTCTTCTGTAACGCGGTATGCCACGATCCTGCAAAACTTCCTCTTTCGGAACAATCCGCATCCGCTGGCAAACATCTCCACCTGGCACTGCTGCCAATACGCTTTCGTAACCTTGAACACAGGTTTGCTGTGCGTTTTCACTTCGGTAATAAGTTGTCTGCTTTCCCCGTCATAGTTCACCCGCAAACGGAGCGAACGGATGCGTATCTGCCTGTCTCGTATCTTCACGCGCAGCGCGTCAAGTATCTTGTGCTCGTAGGCCGTGCCACACTGCATTGCCGGCGTAATAAACCTGTCCTTCCTGACCCCAAGCTTCACCAGCCACCATCTTCGAAACGTATCTGTATTCCAGTTCCCCATGATGGTGGCGGTGTCGCTTGCGCCAAACCACCCGCTTCTGTCGTGGTTTCGTATCATAGCTTACTCACAGCCTTTTCAAGCGCGTCCAGCTTTGCAAAATAACCCATCAACTGCACAAGCTGTTTTTCGTTGATCCCAAGTCCCCGAAGCAGGTCGTTGTGGTCAAGCCCGTTTCGTTCTTTCATGGTGATTAGCCTTTCCAGTCTCTCCTTTATGGCAAAGATACTGTGACGGCTCAAATCGTCCTCACCATCGTCTCCGTCACCTTCTGCCCAAAGGTCAAACCCAAGACCGGTACGCACGGCAACACCTTTAACGAAAGCTCTCGCAAGCGCGTTGTTTATGCGAAGTTGGTTCAACGTATCCTCATATACCACAAGGGACCCGTTCAGCAGAGGCATGTCGTAGGAAAACTCCAAATCGTCAATGTGGATTTCAACCGACACAAACCAGCATTCTGTAATCCTTCCTTTACTGGTAGTAATTTTGGCCTGCGGCCACAGGTATGTATTCGTTTCCGGACACCTACGAGGGACATACCACACGCTGGATGCTCCGTTTTCGTGGAGCAACTTCGCGCACTTTGCCCAGCTCAAATAAGGGACCTTGATAACATTACCCTTCTCGTCCTTTGCGTCTCGAAGATCGCAAAACGGCTTTACATCCACCTGTATCAACTCGTTAAATGATTTCAGCATTATTCTTCCGCCTTTCCCACATACTCACTGCCGCAATACGGGCATTGGTATTCTGTCATTTCCTTACCGAACTCGCCGCCCGGGTAATGTTTGTAGGTACACATGGCCGGGTCTTCAAACTCCGCACCACAATCATCGCAGATGGCCGTTGCCTCCTCGCCGGTTTCCTGATCGATCAGGTTCTCCAGTTCCTGGTCGATGTGATACAAACTCATACTCATTTCTGTTCCTCCCATGCGTCCACCGTCTCAATGCAAAACTCGCATCCAACGATGACGCCGTCCTTGTTCTTGTAGTAGGTGTCCGTCTCCTCCCCGCACACGGGGCAGACGGGCATATCGTAGTCCTTCGGCTCTAAGGGCCGCTCCGGTTCCCAATACTGCATCACGCTTCTCATACCGGTCGCCCCGCCGCTTTCAGCACGTCCCGCATCGGCTTTCGCGCCTTGAGGATGGACATAGCCCGCGCCGTGTCCCTCTTGTACTGCCGGTACAGGTCTCCCAGCTCCTCCGTCTGGTAGTATCCCTCGCCGTCGTTGCAGATCATCACGCCCTGCCGCTTGGCTTCGCTGACGGCCTTTCGCATCATCCGGTCGGAAGTCTGCATCGCCGCCGCCAGCTCCGCACGGCTGATGGCGTTTCGCCGCCCGTGGGGGATCAGCGCCGCAATGCGCTCCGTTTCCGCCGTCCGCTGGGGGATGTCGGCCTTGTCCTCGTCGCCGTACAGATATGCCCGGCTGGTACGCAGTGCCGCCTCCAGCGCTGTCAGCACCTCCTCCGTGGGCAGACACACGCCGTTTTCAAACCGGCTCACCATGCAGGTGTCGATACGGGGATCCACCAGCTTCAGCACACCGCTGACCGCCTCCTGCGTCAGTCCCAGCTCCAGCCGCCGTTCCTTCAATCGGTTCATTACTGCACCTCCACCCATTCCCCGTTCTTAACGGTGTACCACACGCCGGGTTTCAGCGTTTCACCATCCACAATGGCGGACAGAATGGCGGAGATATCGCCGTTCGTCTTTCGCTCTACGCAGACAACAGCGTTTCCAATCTCTCCCATTACGCGCCCATAAAAGCCACTAGCCATAGCCACACAGCCGTTGCCGGTGGCCGATGCTGCGCCCCTCTCGCCGGTGGCCGATGCTGC